TTCTAGTTCTCTTCCCAGTTATTTGATTGCGTCTGATAAGATTAGATCTACTTTAGTAAATCCAACTCTTGCTCTCGGCAACTTTGATGGTTTTGAAAGTACAGAGAACGCATATTCCATTATTGCGTTTGTTGATGATGTTCCATTCAAAACGGGCGATGAAATATCATATGTTCCTGGAGCGGGAACTCCCGTTATTCCTGGATTGGAGCAAAAGAATTACATTGTTGAGGTTTTAAATCCCGCTAACAGAATTCGTCTCTATGCTTCTAGAGCATTTGCTAAAGCAGGTCTTCCAGAATACTTCAATGTTCCAACTGTTACAGGAACCCATGATTTTATTTTGAGTTCTCAAGGAACTAGAAATATTTTCCCATCTAGACCTATTCGTAGGTTCCTTCTTGAGCAAGATCTTAAGAGTGGTAAAGAAGCACAAACTACATCAGAGAGAACCACTGATGGCAATACTGCCATGCTCACCAATGGTCTCGAAATCTTAAATTATAAGGGGAATGATAGAATCTATTACGGTCCCTTAGAGAGAATTGATGTTGTAAGTGGTGGGGATGAGTATGATGTCATGCATCCCCCCAGTATTACTATTAATGATCCTCTGGTTAGCGCAGCAAACACTGCAGCTGCAGTAGTTAGTGCTTCTGGATATGTCAAAGATATCTTTATTGACCCAGTATCGTTTGATATTGACAAGGTTGTTAGTGTAGAAATCTTTGGTGGAAATGGCACTGGAGCAAGAGGTAGAGCACTTACTGAGGAAAGATATCGTGAGATCTCTTTCAGTGGCGTTAGCACTCTTTCTGGTGGTGCTGTAGAGGCAGTCAATGATTTGTTCTCGCTTTCTCAAGACCATAACTTGGTTACAGGTGATAGAATCATCTATAACAATAACGGAAACTCTAATCTTGGAATTGCAACAACTGGAGCGTCTAACGAAGAACTGACCCTCATGAGTGGTCAAGATTACTATGTTAGAGCATTTGATTCTGATTCCCTGTATCTTCACTACAATAAATCAGATGCAGTGTTGGGAATCAACACCATCACTATCACTGAAGATGCCGCAGCGACTAATAGTGGTCTTCATATCTTCAGAACTTATGAAAAGAAAACTGCTATCTCTAGAATTAGCGTAGAAGATGTTGGAGAAAATTACAGCAGTAGAAATGTTATTGCAAGTCCTACTGGTATCAATACATTTAGAGATTATGTTGAATTTAAAAATCATGGATTCTCTGATGGAGATATCGTAAATTACACTTATGATACAACAGCAATCACTGGTCTGAGCAGCACTAAGCAATATAGGATTCTTAAATTAAATGATGATGAGTTCCGTCTTGCTGAAGCGGGCAATAAAGGCGATAAAGCACCGTCTGGAAATGATTATGACAATAGAGTACATGCTTTCTTGGACTCTAAGGGTAGCGGTTATCAGAGGTTCAGTTATCCAACAATTCAATGTGTAGTAAAAGTTCTTGCTGAAGATCAGACAGAGAAAACTCTTAATGCCACTCCGATTGTTAGGGGTAAGATAACAGATGCTCTGCTATATGATAGTGGCGCAAATTACGGTTCAACCATTCTTAATTTTGTAAATGAACCAACGATTTCTATTCCTAGAGGATCTTTCGGACAGATTGGTATCATTATTTCTAATGGTAGAATTACTTCGGCATTTGTTCTGAGTGGAGGTCAAAACTATGAAGGTCCGCCAGACATCATCGTTAATAGCACAAATTCTGAGGCAAATGGTGCTATTCTTAGAGCAGTAGTAAGTAATGGTTCTATTACTGATGTAAAAGTAATTTCTGGTGGTATTGGATATGATATCAACACAACAACTATTGATATTCTCCCAGTAGGAAATAATCTAAGACTTTCTGCTTCTCTTAGATCTCTTAATATCAATAAAGCGTTTGGACTCGATGATGATGAGTTAGATTACCTCGCTCCAGCTGGAGATGGTCTTGCTGTAAACTACATTGGTTATGGCAATTCTATTAGAAATTTCTATGGAGATGACGGAACTAGCCATTCGCCAATCATCGGTTGGGCATATGATGGTAACCCAATCTATGGTCCTTTTGGTCTTGAAGACCCTGATAACATTCAATCGGATGTAGAAAGACTTACTTCAAGTTATGTAATTAGTGCTACTAACATTGTAAATAGACCTCCAATCTCAGAATTCCCATATGGGTCTTTAATTAATGATTATGTTTATGATGGTTCTGGAGATCTTGATGAGCATAATGGTAGATTTACCAAAACTCCAGATTTCCCAGAAGGAGTTTATGCATATTTTGCTACTGTAGACATTCTAAACAAACCAGTATTCCCTTACTTTATTGGTGATAGTTATAGAAGTGCTGCTATTCCTGAGAACACTGTCAGAGGTCTTGTAATTGATCAAACTAATTTTAACTTTGAAGAGTCGAAATTAGTCAGAAATACTTATCCTTACAATTTGTTTGGAGATGGTGTTGCATATGATTATGTTTTCCAACCATATTTGACAAATAATCAAGAGTCTCTTCCAGATAATCTTGGCATCGGTTCTGTAACAAGTATCAATGTCCGAGCTGGTGGTGAAGGATACAGTGTGGGAGATTCTATCGTATTTGACGAGACCGAAACAAAAGGTGGTGGTCTTAGTGCTGAGGTTCAAAAAATCAATGGAAAACCCATTGATAGAATTACAAGTCAAACTACACGATTTACAGGAACACCATTCAAGATTGTTCGTGAGGGTGTTAAATTCAGAGTCAATCCATATCATGAGTTTAAGGAAAATGAGTTTGTCAAGATAAGTGGTATTTCAACTTATGTTGAAGATCTTCAAGGGTTCCACAAAATTAGTTTGCCCACTTATTCTGCGACTTTGACTGATAATGGGTACACTGGTATTATTACTGACCTTAGAGTAAATATTGTTCCTCCCAATGTCTCTGCAGGAGATTCCATCGGCATTGGTACAGAAACAATGCGAGTTCTCAATACATTCCCTCGGGAAAACATTGTAAGAGTTGAGAGATATGCTGGATTCGCCACTGCTGCTACTGGAGCGGGTGTATCTTACTTTACAAGTGAATTTACAATTCCCTTAGAAAATCTGTCTCCTATTGATTCTGATTTCCAAGACCTATACTATTTCAATCCCAAAGAAGCAGTTGGTGTTGGTACAACTGTAGGTTTCTCTACATCTGTCAGTGTTTCTCTCAATGGAGTAACCAAAACAAGATCTATTCTTTCTAAGACAATCTTTATTGGTGAACATGACATCAGAACTAATGATCTGATTACATTTAATAAGAATGGCAACGCTGATCTATTTGCTACAAGGTCTGTAGACCCATACATTGCTCCCAGCGCCCTCTCAGGCAATTTCTACGCAGTTAGAAAGACTTCTACCACAATTGGTCTTAAGACCACTCCTGACACCGCAGAGTTGTTCTTTACGAACTCTGGTGATGATAGTGCAAATTACTATTTTGAGACAAATTACAATCAGGCAACTGCCGACATTGAGAAGAATGATCTAACAGTTATAACAACTGAAGAGCATAACCTCGCAAGAGGTGATCAGTTCTCCCTGGTTGTTCAACCTGGACTCACTACTGGTATTGGAACCTCTACTTCAGTAAGAGTACAACTTCTTGATGGTAATGTTATTATCAACTCGGTCAATCTTCCAACTTCTGGAGTAAACACGACTACCAATACATTTACCGTAGAAGATCATGGTTTAGAAACTGGATTTAAAGTTCTGGCATATGGTGCTGCTGGAGTACCAGCAGATCTTCCCTCAGGTCTCTCTCAGAGAACATATTTTGTCTTAAAAATTGATGATGACAATTTCCAACTTTCTGATTCTAGACTTCAACTCTTTAAAGATCCGCCAGAAGTTGTTAGCGTAGCAACTACAGGTGTAACGGGTCAGACTTTAAATCCAATCAATCCTCCTATTAAAGTAACTAAGAATAATAACTTAGTGTTTAATTTGAATGATCCATCACTGCTTGGATCACAACTTAAAGTTTTCTATGATAACAATTACTTTAATGAGTTTGTTGGTAGCGCATCAACTGCAAATATTGAAGTTGTTGGGTTTGGTACTGTCGGTATTGGAACAACCTTAGCATCTGCTACTCCAACCAAAACTATTAACTATAACAAAGCATTTAGTGGTGAGTTATATTATGGTATTGAAAAAGGTGGATACATGTCCACATCTGACTATGAAGTATTTGGATATAACAAAATTTCTTTCGAGAATAGTGGTTACAATGGGTCCTATACCGTTGTTGGATTAGGGTCTACCACATTTAGTGCTACTCTTGCATTAGAACCAGAAAAGGCACATTACTTATCAAGTGACTGTGATGATCTTTATTATACCACCACATCAATTGGTGCTACTGGTGGAATTGCTAAAGTACGCTTAATCAGTGGTGGATTTGGATATGATAAGTTCCCTGCTGTAACATCAATCGGAAACAGTGGTATTAGTGCCGAATTGCAACTGATTGGTCCAAATATTAACTTACTGCAAGATATTAGTGTTCCGACAGATGTATATGGATATCCATCTGACAATACTCTAAAACCTGATGCATTCTTGCCTAGAGTTGTAAGAATCAAGAATGCCAACAAGGTTATTGAGGCAGAAGTTACTTTTGGTGGAAGATCGTATCTCAATGCACCATCTTTGGCATTGTATGATAAAACAACGGGCGAGATCGTTGATAATGGTTTGATTGTTTCTAGTTTGAGCGATTCTGCTGTAAACGCTGTTGAAGTAGTTGTTGAACCAAGAGGTCTGACAGGTAGCGAATATGGTCTTGCTCCGTTGCAAAATAGTAATGGTATTTCGATCATCGAAGCATTTTCTGATGTAGGTTTCCTTACATGTAAGATTACGACTCCCATTTTGGGATATGTTAATGAACCATTTACCGCTGGTGAAGTTGTATTCGTTGAGGGTGTAGAATTTAATAATGATGGCGATGGATTCAATGGTGGTGATTATAAGTTTGCCAACTTTACTATTGTAGATTATAACTCTGCAGTAAACCCAAGAGAGGTAACTTTTGCTTATGCAGGTCTTACTAATAACACAGGTACTGGCGCAACGGTTAGACCTGGATTTGGTCAAATTGTAAAAGCAGGAGATCTTGCTCAATTTAGTGTAACCAAGAAATTCTCTGATTTTGCAATCAACGAACCTCTTAGAAGGAACGATGACTTAGTGTTGGATCTTATCTTAAGATCCATTAATACTAGCACAGGCGTTATGGTTATCGAAGGTTCTAGACCTTTACAACCAGATGACATTCTGGTCGGAACCAATAGTGGTGACCGTGCAGAAGTTGATGTTGTCGATGAATTTGATGGTTACTTTGATATTAGCGCAACTATTGACACTAATGTAGGATGGGGCGACAATATTGGTTTGATTGGTGATTCTAACCAATTCTTACCAGATAATGATTATTATCAAAATATGTCTTATGCTATTGAAAGTGAAAAGACATATGAGGAAATTGTCACCTATGTAAATGACATTGTTCACCCAGCAGGTATGAAGAATTTTGCTAATACGCAAATTCTTTCTGTTGGTGATGCTGGCGAGTCAACACAACCAGCAGATGATGCAGGTGGATTTGTTCTTGACTTTGTTAGCGATCCTCTGAGAGTTGATGCTATTTACGGATTCGATCTCTCTAGAGATGTTGATTCTGCTGACAATGTATCTAAATTCCTTGAACTTAAATCAACAAGACTGGCTGACTATATTTTAAATAAGACAAATAGAGTTCTCATCCATGATGACATTTCTCCTGAATTTGTAAGTAACGAATCTAATGACTTGAGCGACGATAGAACTATCGCTGCTGCTGTTGCTGGTAGAAATTTTGCAAGATATCTGGTTCTCACAACTCATGATGCGGAGAATCCCCTCAACAATCAATATCAGTTCAATGAATTGGTTCTGGTTGCCTTAAATGGTAATACTTACTTGGTGCAGAAGTCTCACCTAAACAATGTCAATAATGTTGGTTTAGCAACTGGTTACTGTGAGTATTTCTCTTTCTTCAATGTTAATGACAACATTACTGAAGTAAGAATCAAACCTTATGAGACATTTGATACTGATTATGACATCAAAGCATTCCAGCAAGGTTTTGCTGCTGATGTTGGTATTGGTTCAACCAGTCTTGGTAACGCTGTAAATTCTTCTGCTAATGTCACGGTTGGTACAGGAACTACGACTGAGGTTATCGGATTTAGCACAACTACATTCGTTGGTGGTATTGGTCACTTTGTTGTCTTAGATAGTTCTAATGATAAGATTGATTATGTGGAATTGGCATTGCAACATGATGGTGTCGATACTTATCTCACAGAACTAGCTTCGTTCAACACTAAGCAAAGCATCGGCGGTCTTTCTGGTCCCAATTTCATGGGAACCTTTACCTCTAGGATTGAAAGTGGTGTAGTTAAAATTGAGTATGTCCACAGCGAACCAATTCCTGTATCAATTAGAACTAAATTTACATCATTTGAACCAGTTGGTCTTGGAACTACAAGTGTCAAGCACTTAAACCTTGAATTTACTCCAGAGGGTACAGAAAGAACTGCAAGAGTCGTTGTTGGTGCGTCTGCAACTACGGGTATCTCAACTATCGTTGGTATTACAACTAACATTGATCTTTCCTTCAAGACAACTGCTCATGTGTCTATTGGTGAGACTCAAACGATTCATCAGATTTATGTTCTGAGCGATCCTGAGAAAGCAGACACATACATCACTCAAGGTCCTATTGCTGCTGTTGGCACCACCACAGGTGTTGGTACATTTGGTGCAGAATATAGAGGCAATCAAGTTGTCCTAGAGTTCTTCCCAGATGCTAGTGTATCTGGCATGGTCAGTATCTTCTCTTATAATGAAATCCTTTATAAGGATCTTGACCCCAACGGTTCTCTGGCAGGTATTGGTTCATTTGATTATGGAAGAGTATTTGAAAATGTTACTCAAAATACCTACTTAGGTATTAATAATAGAAACATTAGAACCTTTGATCTGAAGCATAGAGGAGTTCCCATTTATGAGAGAAATCTGAATCCACAAAACCCCACTCAAATCGATTTTGGAACGGGTCTAATTAGTTTCCAGCATTTCTTCTCAAACACTGAGGAAGTTACTTATACACCAGGATCTAATGTTATTGGTGTTGCTGCTAGTGCTCTGCAATATGTCACTGGTTATGGTCACACTGACCTTCCTAGCACGGTCTATATCGTCAAGAACAACAACAGTCAGTTCTTTATCTCAACCACCATCACAGACGCTAGACAGGGTATTGCTGTAACCTTCCAACCTGGAACATCTGGTGGTAACCAGCATAGATTTACAATGAACAAGAGGGATGAAAAAACTATCATCGCTCTCAGTGGTATTGTACAAAAACCAATCTCATACACCAATATCATCTATGATCTTGATGTAGCAGTCAATGGTATTGTTACTGCCTTTGCTCTTAGTGGTCTTAGCACTGTTACCTCTGGCGACTTGCTCAAGATTGAAGACGAATACTCAATCGTAAGAACAGTTGGTTTTGCTACTACTTCTACTGGTCCTATTACTGGTATTGGTACTTGGAGTATTGTTGAAGTTGAAAGGGGTGCAGTTGGATCAGCTGCCACAGATCATGCTGCGGGTGAAGTTGCGAGAATCCATAGAGGATCTTTCCAAATTCTGAACAGTCAGATTCACTTCACTGAGGCACCTCTTGGTGGTGACTTGGGTGTTATTGACCCACAGAATCTTCCATATCCAAGAGCATCCTTTGGTGGTAGAACATATCTGAGAAATGATTATAGAACAAACGAACTGTTTGATGACTTCTCAGACAAGTTTGATGGTCTGGAAAATACTTTTGACTTGACCGCTACTGGCGCTGCTGTAACTGGTATTGGTTCTACTGGTGGTAATGGTGTCCTATTCATCAACGGTATCTTCCAAGCACCGTTCGGTGAGAACAATGAAGGTGTTTCCAACTTCAAGATCATTGAAGATCCTGTTTCTACTGCTGCTAGTGTTCAGTTTACTGGTATTACATCAGTCGGATTTACGGATCTAATTATTGATCCAGATGATATTAACCAGAACCAATTGCCAAGAGGCGGCATCATTGTTTCTATTGCATCTACTCCTGGTAGAGGTTATGCTCCCTTTAATGGTGCAGCAGTCAAAGTCAATGTAAACACTGCAGGAACAATCACTGAGATTGTTGGCGCATCTACTACAGGCATATTCGTTAATATTGAAGATGCTGCCTATGATAGAAAGACTGGCATTATGACAGTCTCTACCGTTGACAACCACACTCTTGTGCTTGAGGATCAAGTCAAGTTGGTTGGTCTTGAATTTACCTGTCCTAAGAATCCTGTTGGAACTCCCAATGGATTTACTTATGATCCTTCTACTGGCATTTCTACTATCTCGTTTGCAAGTCCTCATGGATTAGTAAATGGTGATGCAATTTCTATTGAAGCGAACAGCATTACATTTACATGTACACAGGGTCCTGGCAATCATACCTATCCCCGTGTAACTGATCCTGCATACAACCAGTATCTTACCATTTCTGGTGTAACTGCAAATTCATTTAAAGTTAATGTTGGAACTGGTGGTACAGGTACATCTCCACACACTTTTGTTAGTGCTGCTACGGATGCTATCAGGACTCTGAACTATCAGGGTATTACCACTACAACATTCCCAGATCATGATGATCCGTTCTCTGTCGTTGGTATTACATCTGCGAGAACATTCAAGGTACAAGTCGGTGCATCTACTATTCCTCACACTTATGTGAGTGGTGGTACTGCTGCACAATTCTTCCCACTGACATTTGGTTCTGGTTACAATACCAATCTTGGAACAATTGGTATTGCAATTACTGATGTGGCATTTGAGCATAGATTTGCATCTGCTGGTATCAATTCCATCTTTGATAATACTGGCACAACATATACTGCGACTGGCGGTAGTTACATCTCCACCACTGGTCAACTGACTTTGACGATTAATGGTCATGGTCTTACAACCAGCAATACTCTTGGTATTGACACTGGTTCTATCGGATTTACTTGCGATAGTGATAACTTCTTAAGTGAAAATCTCTATCCTAGAGCAACTGACCCTGTTGCTGGTATTCTTACCACTATCACTGAGGTAACTACGAATACAGTAACAGTATTTGTTGGTCCTGGCGGTGGTGCTGGTACTGGAGCAGATGTCTCTGCAGTTGTTGGTGCAGGTGGTAGTCTTGTCTTTACCATCAACGATGGTGGTGTTGGTTATGTAAACCCACACGCTCTCCCACCAGAACCCAATGGCGAGAACCTTCCGATTGTAGGCGTATCTAGAATTGGTCTTGGTGCCACTACCGTAACAGGTGTTGGTTGTTCTGTCACGGTTCAAATCGCTGGTGTATCTACTGCTACAGGCATCGGTTCTACTTACTTTGAAGTTGCTGAGTTTGAACTTTCTAAGAAGGGGTATGGATTCAAGCGTGGTGATAAATTTACAGTAACTGGTCTATCCACAGATCCTTCTGCTGGAGATGACTTCTCACAATTTGAGATGGAAGTCATTGATGTATTTACTGACCAAGTAGCATCTTGGCAGTTTGGTAATATTGACTATCTTGATAACATCAAGAGATATCAGAACGGTAACCAGAAGAGATTCATTCTTGAATATCAAAGATCAATTGTCAGTTTTGAGATCGATAGAAATGATCAAGACTCCAAAGAGATTGATCTATCTGCTGTTCTTCTTATCTTTATTAATGGTGTTATTCAAGAACCTGGAGTTCACTATTCGTTTGATGGTGGTTCCGTAATTGAATTTACTACAGCACCGACAATTAATGATAATGTCGTTATCTTCTTCTATAGAGGATCTATCGGACAAGATAGTTTCTTGTTTGATGTTAATGAAGTTGTCAAAATTGGCGATAATCTCAAGTTAGAGAAGAGCACTGAAATTGAACTTAATGCAGTTCCTCAGTCAAGTCCAAACTTTGCTCAGGATGAAGATCGTATCGTTAAGAGAATTGATAGTGCCGCGACTGTCGAAACTGCTTTCTATCAGGGTGTAGGTATTAGTAATGATAACTACAAACCTGTTAACTGGATCAAACAGAAAAAAGATATTCTGGTTGATGGTGCTCTTGTATCCAAAGCAAGAGATTCTCTCGAAGCAGTAATCCCACCAATTGCAAATGTCATTGGTGTTGTCAGTACATCTGATGCCTTTGTATATGTTGACTCTACAGCATTATTCTTAGATACTGACGGTCTTCTTGCTGGTTCATTCAGTCTTGCTTACATTGCTGAGGTTGGATTCGGAACAACTGCAGTCTATGGAATTAACTATGAAAACATGACTGGAATTGAACCTCTAGTCGCTAATGTTCAGGGTTACATTGGTGTCGTAACTGGTATTAGCACAGTTGCTGGTATTGGTACGGACCTTGCACTTCAAATTCAATTTGATGTTCAGGACTATGTAAATAATGGTAACGATCCTACTGGACTTCAAACTGGTCAACCGTTCAAACTATATGGTACTGGAATCAACACTGCTGGTGTTGCAGTAACAAGTATTGATACACATGACACGGATGTAGTTGCAATCAGCACCTATAACGGAGATAACATTTACTATGTTCATGGTATCTCTTTTGTCCCTGGAACGGGAAGTCGTCTTGGCATCATTACTGCAAATATTGCATCTTACACAGATGTAAGTGATTTCGTTGGTGTTGGTTCCACTGCTCTGCCTTACGCTCACTTCACTTGGGGTAAGTTTAATGGACTTACTAGAGATGCTGCAAATCCAGTATATGCAAATCTCAAGGGTCTCGACTTTAACCCCGAATTGGACAACTATCCAATTGTCCAAAGGCGTGGCGTTGGTCTCAGAGGTACTGGGGGTCTTCCGAAGCTGTTATAAATACAAAAAAGTTAGACCCTCCGCCCGTTCATAATAATGGCAGCCATTATCACCGACCAATTTAGGGTTATTAATGCAAATAATTTTGTTGACTCTGTAATTGACGGTACTAATTCGTACTTCACTTTTTTGAGTCTCGCTAACCCGACTATCACGGGTTACGGACGAACTAGTACCTGGAATAGTACCACGGTTCAACCACCATCTCCGATTGATAATATCACTTATATCAATCATGTATATGACACGATGCTTTTCGGGCGGAAAGTATTGCCTGGTGATGTTAGGAGACTGATCCGTAAAGTTCAGTGGACCAAGGGTACATCTTATGATATGTACCGTCAAGATTATGATACCAACAATAGATCTCTGGTATCAAACTCTAGTAGATTGTATTCAGCAAACTACTATGTGATGAACTCAGATTTCAGAGTCTACATCTGTATCAATAACGGTTCTGCTGGTATTACATCGACAGCAAACGCATCTCTCGATGAACCACAATTTACTGATCTGGAACCATCCGCTGCTGGGACGAGTGGTGACGGTTATCTATGGAAATACCTCTTTACTGTTCCTCCCGCTGATATCGTCAAATTCGACTCAACCGAATATGTAGCAGTTCCCAACTCGTGGGGATCATCGACTGATAATGAGATTAAGGTTGTTAGAGATAATGGCGATTCTACAGTAAATAACAATCAAATTAAAGTCGTCTCTATTGATGAACAAGGAGAAGGATATTCATTCCTCTCTAGTCCTGTGGAGGTTGATATTCTTGGTGACGGTGTAGGCGGAAAGGTACAGATCCAAACTAATACAAATGGACAGATTATTTCTGCAACTGTAACTGCTGGTGGTCAGGGTTATAGTTTTGGTAGAGTTGATCTTTCTTCTATTAATGGTGCTGCTACCAAGTTTGCAAAACTAACTCCAATTATTCCACCATCGAGAGGTCATGGTTTCGATCTCTATAAAGAACTCGGAACTGATAAAGTTCTAATTTATTCTAGATTTGATAGTTCTTCTTACGACTTTATTTCTGACACTACATTTGCTCAAATTGGTGTTCTTAAGAACCCAATCACTGCTGGTGCAGGATCTACTGCAGTTTTGAATACATCTGAATTTTCTGCTACTAAGTCTATTAAATTCTCTGGAGACACAAGTCAGTCTCTTGCCATTGGTAGTAAGATTGAACAAAATATCACTGGTGTTGGAACAGCAAAGGGATATGTTGCATCTTATGATATTAGCACCAGAGTCGTAAAATATTTCCAAGATAGAAACCTCTACCTAAACCCCGTTTTCTATGATGCCACTGATAGTATCGGTGTAGGGGGAGACGCCAAACTCATCGAGTTTGATTCTGCTGGTAATGCCGTAACTGGACCTAGTGGTTTTAGCGTCAATATTGACTCTGGTTTCTCTGGCATCTCTACTACGACACCTGCGGGTAAAGTCGTTGACCTAGGTGTACAGTTTACAAATGGACTTGCTGGTCCCGAAATAAATAAAAGGACTGGTGAGATTATCTACCTTGACAATAGACCTTCTATTACAAGGAATGAGCGTCAAAAAGAAGACATCAAAATCGTTTTAGAATTCTAAGAAGATGCCACAACAGACTAACCTAAATGTCAGCCCTTATTACGACGATTTTGATTCGGATAAGGGGTATCATCGCGTCCTGTTTAAACCAGGATTTCCTGTACAGGCTAGAGAACTTTCTACCCTACAATCTATCCTGCAAAATCAGGTAGAGACTTTTGGTAGTCACATCTTCAAAGAGGGATCTATTGTCATCCCTGGATCTGTAACATTTGATGGACAGTACTACGCTGTTCAAGTCAATCCAACTCACTTGGGTGTTGATGTTGGAGTTTATGCTGACAAACTGATTGGTAAGCAAATCCGAGGTCAAACTACAGGTACGACTGCTAAGGTAATTAATTACATTAGCGCATCTGAATCTGATAACGACTATGACACTTTCTTTGTAAAGTATATCAACTCTGCCAATACTGGCGATTTTAACTTCTTTGACGATAGCGAAGTTCTAATCGCAGATGATTCTTTTACATATGGCGGTACAACTGTTAATTCTGGGGGCACTTTTGCTTCTACTATTGATTTAAACTCCTGCAGTATTGGTTCTGCTGCTTCTGTTGATGATGGAGTTTATTTTATTAGGGGTAATTTTGTAAAGGTCCTGAAGCAAACTATTATTCTGGATCAGTACAACTCGCAACCATCTTTTAGAGTTGGTCTTAGAGTTGTTGAGAGCACTATCTCTGCAAAAGCCGACAACTCTCTCTATGATAACGCAAAAGGTTTTAGTAATTTTGCTGCTCCTGGCGCTGACAGACTTCAGATCTCTCTGGTTCTTGATAAGAAACCAGTAGAAGAATTTGATGATACTGACTTCGTAGAAGTCATGCGTATTAGTAATGGCGAAGTCCTTACTATTAAGAAAGAAACTGAATATTCTAAAATTAGAGATTATTTTGCCAAGAGAACTTTTGATGAATCTGGTGACTATACCGTCAACAAGTTCTTAGTAAATGTAACCGAGTGCCTGAATGACAGGCAGGGTAATAATGGCGAGTACTATTCTGATCAAATTACTTTTGATGGGAATGAACCTAGCGAGGATCTTGCATGTCTGAAGATTAGTGCAGGTAAAGCATATATTCATGGATACGATGTAACAACTGATGGTCCTACCACACTTGACTTCATCAAACCAAGAGAAACTCAAGAGGTAAAAGATAAAGCATTCCCATTTGAGATGGGAAACAAGTTTGTCGTCAATAATGTCTCGGGCATTACAACCCTGACAAACAGAATTGATCTGTTTAATGGTCCGCACACTACAGGCACAGCACAAACATTTGGCAATAGCACTAAAATTGGTGATGCTAAAGTTTATAACTTTGGATTAAGAGATAGAGTATACAAAGATGCTACAACAGAGTTTGACCTCTATCTGTATGATGTCCAGACTTATACCACTCTTAAATTAAACGACAATGTAAGTTCTACTGAACTCATCGAATCTGCTTACATTGTAGGTAAGGAAAGTGGTGCTAATGCATTTGCTGTTTCTGCAGGTGCTGGATCTAGCACTATCTCAGTTACACAAACTTCAGGAAATTTCCGTCCTGGTGAAAAGATTCTGATTAATGGTGCAGAAGATATTTCCAGAACCATTGAACAGATTACTCCCTATGGTATTAATGATGTATTCTCGTTTGGGCAAAGTGGCGATAGTTTCACTGCAAACAAAAAATTAAACGACAGAATTCCACCAAGACTTGGTAATGGAACTGTAAATATCGCTGTATCTGGCGCTGGTGCTACCGTAACAGCTCCTAGAATTGATAGTTTCCAGAGATTCAAACCTGGCGATGTCATTCGCTATACAAGAAGTATTAATAATGTAGAAACTCGGGTACAGAATGTCGTAACCTCTATCTCCGATGACCTTCAGTCTATGACTGTTGGTGCAATGTCAACAGTAACAAACTTATTTGATGGTGCGGTTACAGCATATAGTGGTCCGATTACGCTTGGAACTCAAGATACTTCTACAGAAAATGCTTCACTGATCACAGTCCTTCCTGATCTGAATGTATCCAATGTTGATTTTACTGGATCAACTTTATTCCTTTCTGCACAAGTAACTAACGAGTCAACCAACGCTCTTGGTCAGTTAGTTATTCCTATTTCTTCTGTCAATCTTGATGATGTATCTTTTGCTGCATTTGACGAAGAGAGATATCAGGTTCAATATTCTGATGGAACCATTGGAATTATTGAAGACAACCAAGTAACAGTAACTCCCAGTCAATTAACAATCACTGGTTTGAATGCCTCTCAAACAGGCATGAAAGTAAATGTTACTGTTTCTAAGGCAAATATCAAGAACAAGGTAAAAGAATACAAGCGTTGTCAACAAGTTGCTGTCACAAGATCTACTAATAAGAGATCTGGTAGTGACCCCGCAACTAGCGTAAATGATGGTCTGAACCATAGCGAACTGTATGGTTTGAGAGTTCAAGATAGGGATATTTCTCTGCATGAACCAGATGCCATTGATGTTGTTGCTATCTACGAATCCCTAGACAAAAATGCTCCAATTCTAGATAAACTGACATTCACATCAACTGATGATGTGTTTACGAGTGCTATTATTGGTGAAAATATTTTTGGAACAACTAGTAAGGCAATTGCAAAGGTAGTTTCTATTGATTCTGGTAATAGTCAGATCAATGTCGTATATTTGACTAATGATAGATTTGCTACTCTGGAACCTCTAACATTTGAGGAATCAAATACAACTGCTGTGCTCCAAGCAGCGACCCCAGGTAAGTATAGAGATATCACCAGCAGCTATCTCTTAGACAAGGGTCAAAGAGATCAATATTATGATTATTCTAGAATCGTAAGAAACAGAGGAGCATATATTCCTCATAGACAACTCTTAATTATCTACAACAGATATGATATTCCTAGTGGAGACACTGGTGATGTCTTCACTGTCAACAGTTATGATGAAGAGAGATATACAAAAGATATCCCTCAGGTTGGTCCTAGGAGAATTGAAGCACATGATGTATTGGACTTCCGTCCCAGAGTTTCCACATATAATCCAGCATCTGCCTCAGTATCCCCATTCTTCTATACTGCAAGAGACTTTACTGGCAAACCAGATAGAATTTTGACTCCTAACGAGTCAATGACTTTTGATTATGATTTCTATCTGCCCAGAATCGATAAACTGATTCTTCTCCCAGACGGTAACTTTGATCTTCTGCAAGGTAAATCTTCTAGACAACCTGTTCCTCCTGCTTACAAGGGAATGGGTATGGAGATTGGTACTATTCTTCTCCCCGCATATCTTAGAGATACTGAAGAAGCAAGAGTATATCTCAAGGATAATCGTAGATACACGATGCGTGACATCGGTGATCTTGCAGACAGAATTACTAACTTGGAAGAAGTTACTAGTTTGAATCTTCTTGAGAAGACTGCAGAGAGTCTGCAAATTAGAGATGCTCAGGGTCTCAACAGATTCAAGTCTGGATTCTTCGTTGATAACTTCAAGTCTTTTGACTTCATGCATCCTAGTTCTCCTTGTGAGATTGACAAGGATCTTGGAGAACTTCGTCCTCTGAGAGAGTTTGACTCTTCTGCTTTACAAGTTGCTGCTGCAAGTGATCTTCCAGTTTCTCAGATTGACTATAGTTCTAACTTTGCGCTTCTTGATCCCAATACTCAAAAAACTGGTAATCTCCTCTCATTGAAATATGAGGAAGTTGTATACATTCAACAGGAGTTTGCTACTAAAGTAAACAACATCAACCCCTTCCATGTTGTTGCATATACTGGTGAAATCAGACTGAACCCTGCTGTTGATAACTGGATCAATACAAGAGAGACTCAGAATGTTATCCGCAATACCATTGGTATTACGGTCTTCAATAACCAAGTTGCTGCTAACCTTAGTGTTAGAAGTGGAGGTCTTGGGGGATCTGCATCTGTAACTACTAGAGAAGTTGGTAGAACAGTTCAGAGAGATGATATCAGATCTGAAAATACATTTATTGCTGAAGAAACATTTGATCCATTCTGCCGCTCTAGAAATATTGAGTTTAGAGCAGTTGGTCTGAAACCATTTACTAACTTCTATCCATTCTTTGATAATCAGGGTGGCGTTGACATTATCCCCAAACTTCTCGAAGTTTCTAATGTATCTGGTTCTTTCCAAGCAGGTGAAACCATCAGAGGAACAATTGGTTCTACTGAGTTTGAGTTCAGACTTTGTACCCCAAATCATAAGACTGGACCATTTAATAATCCATCGACCACATACACGGTCAATCCATATGACCCAACATCCACTCTCCCCAACGGATACTCTCAGGCATCTACAGTACTGAATATTGATACCGTTGCTCTTGCTGCTCAGGCACAAGGCGCGTTCTTTGGATTCGCTCCTACAGGTATGGTCCTTAGAGGTCTTACCAGCGGTGCTCAGGCAACTGTGGCAGGCGTAAGACTTGTTTCTGATGACTTTGGTGATGTCACTGGAGCAGTCTTCCTGAGAGATCCTAACGCTACTCCTACACCTGCTGTAAGAATTAGATCTGGTAATAGAGATTTTAGACTGACTTCTAGTCAGACTAACGAAAATCCGCTGCCAGGTTCTACCTTAATCTCTACGGCAACGGGTCGTTATCTTGCTACTGGAACCACAAGAGTTGTACAAACTGATATTAGAATTACGACTCTTGAGACTACTACGATTACCAATCTTTCTACGATTGACCTTGTAGTTTCTGTTCCCCCTCCGCCGCCACCGCCGCCGCCAGTTGTTATTAACAACACTCGGGTTATCAACAGAACAAGAACTGTTGTTAGAAATGTTACCAGAGTTGTAAGAAGAAGACGCAGGCGTCGTGCTAGAAGAAGAGACCCCTTGGCACAAACAATTGTGACAGGACCAGAGGGCGCATGGATTACTTCGCTAGATATATTCTTTGCCAAAAAGAATAGCGGAACTACTCCGATGAGAGTAGAAGTCAGAACAGTTGAACTCGGTACTCCTACCCTGTTCCTGATCGATAGAGCTGCTCAGGCAACTGTTCGTCCTGCAGACATTACGACTTCTACAGACGGTTCTGTAGCAACTAATGTCAAGTTTGAAACGCCTTTCTACTTAGATCCAGATACCTCCTATGCTATCGTTCTTCTTTCTGATAGCGATGAGTATGAAGTATTCTGTGGTCAAATGGGTCAAAAGGCACTAAATCAACAGTCTTTGCCTTCTGCACAGGGTAAAATTTACTCCCAGCAGTTTGCTATGGGTTCGTTGTTCAAGTCACAAAACGGTGCAACTTGGACGCCTTCTCAGTTTGAAGACCTTACATTCAAACTCTACAGAGCAAAGTATACCTCTGATCTGGGTCTGCTTACTTTCTTCAACCCTCCTGTTGAACCCAATAATGGTATTCTGCCTCCTCTGGCATTTGATCCCATTACTGCTATTCCTAAGAAAGCAAAACTTGGTATTACCACAACCTCCACCGCTGGTCTAATTGGTACAGTATTTGCTCCTGGTCGTAAGATCAGTCAGAGCACTGAGACATATCGCTATGGTCATATTGAAGATAAGGGTGGTCCTGTTCTCGGAACTCCTGGAATTGAGACAGGTGGAAGTAACTATGGCACCCCAACCAATCCTGTTGGCACTTTCAACATCAGTGGCGATGGTTCTGGATTAACTCTTACCGCTACGGTTGGTATGGGCATTTCTGCAATCACTGCCGTCTCTATCGCTTCTTCTGGTAGAGGTTACAAAGTTGGTGATGTTGTTGGAATTGTAACTGCAGATTGTGGTGGATCTGGTTCTGGCGTCCGTATTGGTATCAACTCTCTCGGTGGTATCGATACTCTGTTCCTTACAGATGTTCAGGCAGAAGAGTTTGACACTACAACTGGAACTGATGTAACTTATCACCATGCATTAGGATCTGTTATTGACACTGGTCTGGATGTAACTTCATATGATGCTACTGGTAGCATCTATACTGGCGAATACTTCAGAGTTGATCATCGTAACCACGGTATGCATAGTAACTTGAATAAAGTTATTATTGCTGATGCTGTATCTGATGTCGTTCCTACAGAGTTGTCTGTTGACCTCGCATCTAACGAGACTTCCGTTTCGATTGCTGCTACCGAACAATTCAACGAGTTTGAAGGTGCCCTCGTCAGCGCAGCAAATACTGGATATGCATTTGTTGGTAGTGAGATTATCTCCTACACTAGCGTTGGTGTTTCTAGTCTTGGTGGTGTTGTAAGAGGTGTTGATGGCACCAAGGCACTCAACCACCTTCAGAATGATGTCATCTCCAAATATGAGTATGCAGGCGTATCTCTCAGGAGAATCAATGCAGAACATGATGTATCTCCTCTACTGAGAGGTATCGATAATTACTATCTGCAAATTGATAGAGGATCCACTAGAGGTAGTGATGATACTACCAATAACATCCCCCAAGTTTCGTTCAAAGAAGAGGCAGCTGGCGGTGGTCAAAATGTTCATGCTTCCAGAAACATTCAGTTTGACGCTGTAAGACCTCTGTTGGATGCTGACACCTTCGGACCCAATGACTTCCTCTCGCTGCAAATGAGAAGTGTTACAGGCACCTCTCCTGACGGTACGGAAACTTCCTTCATTGATGCTGGTTTTGAGGATCTTACTTTCGATAGAATCAATCAACTGGAAACTACCAGAGTTCTTGGTTCTAGAGTTAATGAGTCCAATCGTCTTGGTTCTCTGCCTAGGAACAAGTCATTCACCTTTACTGTTGAACTTGCTAACAGTGGTGATGAATTCAACTCTCCTACAGTATTCCTTGAAGGTGCTAACGCACTCTTCTATGAGAATAGATTGAATCAACCGATCGCAGACTATCGTATCGATCCTAGAGTCAAGTCTAGATTCAATGATCCCCATGCTTCTTACTATATGTCGAACCCGATTTATATTAAGAATCCTGCAACATCGTTGAAGGTTGTATTCGATGCTCGTAGACCCATTGAGTGTGATTTCCGCGTTCTTTACAGCATCCTCAAGACTGACTCTAGTGAAGTAACTCCCGACTTTGAACTCTTCCCAGGTTATTTCAACCTCAGAGACACTGATGGAGATGGAATTGGGGATGAAGTTATTGATCCTAAGGAAAATGATGGTAGATCTGATTCCTTCGTTGCTGCAGACGAGACCCAGTACAGAGAGTATACATACTCCATAGATGATCTTCCTAGTTTCAACGGTTTCCAAATTAAAATCGTATTTACTGGAACTAACCAAGCGAAGTATCCTGTACTGAAGAACCTTAGAGCAATTGCAGTAGCATGAGTTTGATTCCCGTAGAAGGGCATTCTAACTTATACAGAGATTCTGAGACTGGGGCCATCGTGAATAACGATGACTCCAGTTATCATGCATATCTGAGACAAAAGAATGCCAAGAAGACTGAGCGTGAAGAGCTTGATGAGATGAAAAAAGATATCGATGATATCAAAAATATGTTAAGTAAAATCGTGGATAAATTATGAGTAGAAATCCTCATTCAGAATTTTTAAGATATCATGGATTTGGAACGGATGTTAATGGCGATATCCCCCAAACTGATATTGAAATCCTTAGAGCAGAAATTTCTGAAATTAAGTTGACTATGCAACAAGTATTACAGGAATTAAGGAAACTAAATACCTAATAGGATAATCCGTGATGTAAAGAATGGCAGTTTACATTGCTAATCTCCAAATCGATACAGGTGTTGATTTTCAACATGGTTTCAGTCTTGGAGATAATGACACAGGCACCTATTTAAACCTGACGAACTACACGGCGACTTCTCAGATGAGAAAGTGGGCGGGAAGTTCTACTGCCGTCTCATTTGCGTCTACAGTTACCGATCCCGAAGCAGGTCAAATCCAGATTTCCCTGGGTTCGACAGTAACAGCTGATATTAAACCAGGGCGATATGTATATGATGTGAACCTTGAAGACTCTGGTGGCTTTAAATATAAGGTCGTTGAAGGAATGGTCCTAGTCAGAGCAGGAGTCACAAGGTAATGCCATCATTACGAATCGGCACATCGAATCAGGTCAAAGTTATTGCTAGCGGATCCCTTGGAGGGGGTTCGGGCGGTCGATTAACTTTGCTCGCGGATGTAGACGCGACTAACTTGGAAGACGGGAGCATTTTGGTATACGAAGCGGCATCGAACGCTTTCAAAACAACTAAAAATTTCCCTGCTGCCATCATTGACGGAGGTGTCTACTAATGTCTGCAACAATCCTCCTCAAAAGGACGCTTGGCACCTCGCCGCCGAACATTGCTCCCGTTGGTACTGGCGTATCGTTCGGTGAGTTAATCTATACTTACGATACCAGCGATGTTGGTGCTGGCAAATCGTATAAGAAGTTATATATTGGTAACCCTGCTGGTCCTACTGCTCCTCCGATTGCTGTCGGTGGTGAGTATTACACCAGTCTCTTCAACGACAATCCAGCCTCATACGGTACACCTCAAGCATCTAAAGTCCTTATTCTTGACAGTCAAGGACGAGTTGCCTCTTGGACAGTTGTAGATGATTTCTACACTGCAGGTGTAGGTACAGTTGCTGGAGATTTTGCTGTTGGTGGCAATCTTAATGTAACTGGCGACCTCGTTTATGACGAGGCAAATGCTCGTAACTGGAACATCACTGGTGTTGCAACTGCTGCTACATTAGATGTTTCTGCTGCAGGGTTCTCTACTGCTGCTGTCGATGACTTCCGTGCAGTCCTTGGTGTTGTAACCACTCTGAGTGGCACAAGTGCTGATTATTATGAAGTCAATGTAGGGCACGCACTTACTGCAAATAATGTAGAGATTACTGGGGTATCATCCTTCAGTAATATTACATTCTCCAATGATATTATCAGAGTTGGTCGTGATGCTGCTGTAGGTCTTAGCAGTGCAGACGGATCCATCTTCATTGGTGATTTTGCTGCAGCTGGTATGGGTCAAACGACCCTCAACCGTCGCAATATTGCGATTGGTGCCAGTGCAATGCAATATGCTGGTATTCTTTCCAGCTTTGATGAATTAGAATCTAACATTGTTATTGGTAACTTTGCAGGTTATAGACTGCAAGGTACTAAGAACTTGATGCTTGGTGATAAGGTAGGTTTTGCCTTATCTTCCAGCGGTAACGATGAGAACATTGCTCTGGGTAACCAGGCAATGTATGGTGAGACTTTCCCTGTTGTTGATGGGGTAACTCTCAGCGTTGGTGTCGGTGATCAAACTGCTCTTGCTAACTACGACTCTACTGAAGATGTAACCGAGACCAGTGGATCTGGTCAGGGTCTGTTAGTTAGAATTCAGACTGGTGCTACTGGTCTGATCACTAACATCGAAATCATGGCTCCTGGCGATGGTTACGAGGTTGGTGATACATTCACCATGCCGTTTGGTTTCCAGACTCTTACAGGTAGCGTAACCAGCAAGAATGGTCGCTTCCTGAGTGGTGGTACAGGAACTAGACAACAGCAAAGAAACATTGCTATTGGTCCCTACACTCTCTTCAGTGTAGACGGTAGTAAGAACATTGCCATTGGTTATTCTGCGGGTAACGAGACTCTTGGTAGTGGCAATGTTATCATCGGTTATGAGCGAAATGTTGCTATCGGAGATAGTGATAACCAACTCGTAATTGGTAATCAAAATATTAACTGGATCGACGGTAACCAACTTGGTTATGTCGGTATCGGCACCACACGACCCTTTGGGTTGCTCGATGTTGGTGGCGTATTCATCATTGATAAGGGCACTGGTAATACAGTAATCTCTGGCGTAGTAACTGCGCCGCAACTCGATGTCGATAACCTTGGCATCGAAGATATCAAGGTCACTGCTGGTTTAGCAACTGACTTTGCAATTACCAACGCTAAGATTCAGTCAGGTATTATTACTGACACTGTTGGTACTGCTGCAACCATTACGAATGTAGACTTCGTAAATGCAGACATTGAGGCAGCTAAGATCACTGCTGGCATCATTACTGATATCGTCGGTACTGCTGCCACGATCACAACCTTTGATACTGAGGTTGCTGATCTCAAGGATATTAAGGTAACCACAGGTTTAATCACCTCTCTGGTTGGTACTGCTGCCACAATTATCACCTTTGACGCTAATGAAGGCGATATTAATACTATCAAAACAGTCGCTGGTGTTGTTACATCACTGACTGGTTTTGGTGTAACTTACAACACAGCAGACTTTGAGATTCTTGATGCTAAGGATGTCAAGGTTACCACTGGTCTGATCACATCCCTGGTTGGTACATATGTAACCTTCCAAGATGCTGATTTCCAAGACGATGTTCGTGTTGGCGGTGCTCTCACCGTTGTTGGTGATCTGACTGTTAATGGCACCACAAGTTTCGTTCAGAGCACGGTCGTTCAGGTAACTGATAAGAACATTGAACTTGGTTTCAGTTCTACTGGTGGTCATGCTGATGCTACAGCCGACAACGGCGGTATCATCCTCAAGGGAACTACTGACAAAGAATTCTTATACGATCAAGCAAGAGAGGCATGGGAATCTAACCTCAAGTTTATTCCTAATGCTGATGGCACTCTAGACATCGGTACTACCGATCGTGAGTGGAAAGACATCTACATCGATGGCACTGCACACCTCGATGCTGCTGATATCCTGGATGCCAAGATTACTGCTGGTATCATTACCAGTCAGGTAGGCACCTATGCAACCATTGGCACCGTTGATATCGAGACTCTCGATGCCAAAGATGTAAACATTACTGGTCTTGCTGTAACCGATATAGTCGGTACAGCTGCAACCATCGTTACCCTCGATGTTAATACAGCCGACATCGTAACCGCTACAATTGGTTCTGGTATTGTCACAGATATTCAGGTATCTGGTGCTGCTACTGTAACTGGATTTGTAGATCTCAACGATGGTCTAGATGTACAAGGTGACTTCAGAGTTGGTGGAGCTTCCACATTCGTAGGTAGTGTAACCTTTGAGGGTGGCACAATTGGTCTTGGTAATTCCAATACCGATAACATCGTATTTGAAGGTGAGGTTGACTCTGATATCGTTCCTGATGATGACGATACCTACGATCTGGGTAGTGCCACTAAGGAGTGGCGTGACATCTACATCGATGGCGTTGCTCGTGTCGATGATCTGATTGTAGATTCGACTGTTGGTACATATGCCACAATCACTACGGTAGATATTGAGACTCTCGATGCTAGAGATGTCAATATCACTGCTGGTATTATTACTGACATTGTTGGTACAGCTGCTACCATCACGACGATTGATGCCACAGAAGGCGATATCGTCAACGCAAAGATCACTGCTGGCGTCGTAACCTCTCTGGTTGGCACCTACGCTACGATCACTACATTTGACACTGAGACTGCTGATCTCAGAGATGTCAAGATCACTGCTGGTATCATTACTGATATCGTTGGTACTGCAGCAACTATCACCACGGTTGACTTTGAAGTTGCAGATATTCTGAATGCCACTGTATCGGTTGGTATTGCAACTTCTGCTTTCGTACAAGCTGGTTTCATCACCTCGCTGTATGACTCCACTGGTGTTGTTGGTCTGAACACTCAGCACATCCTGAGCACTGATCCTGCAGGCACAATCACCTGGCGTGAACCTGCTCAGATTGGTATTGCAACCATCAATGCCAAACTCGACACATGGTTTGTATCTACCAACGGTGTTGATGATGGTGAACCTTCTCGCGGTAGAACGCCAGAGAGACCATTCAGAACGATTGCATACGCTCTGTCGCAGATCTCCAATATTGGTGTTAACGATGTTCTGAACATCGCTGCTGGTGTATACCAAGAAACATTCCCACTGACTGTTCCAGCTGGTCTGACGGTCAAGGGTGCTGGTCTTCGCGCTACCAAGATCATTCCTACCACTGCTACTAAGCAGAAGGACTGCTTCTTGATGAACGATAGATCTGTTGTTGAGGATGTCACGATTGCTGACATGTTCTTCGACACTGCTGGCAATCAAGGTTATGCATTCAAGTTTGCTCCTGGCATTGCGATCACAAGCAGATCTCCTTATGTCCAGCGTGTAACAGTATTCAACAAAGGTAGTAATACTTCTACTGCTGATCCCTATGGTTACGGTTCAGCAGACTCCGCACCTTCCTCCTACATCGCTGGTGGTGGTGCATACATCGATGGTTCTGAGGTAGCAGCAGGATCTCTTGAGGCAGGGTTCCTGTTCAATGAAGTTACTTTCATTGTACCGAACAGTAAAGGTCTGATTATGACCAACGGTGCTCGTTCTGAGTACCTGAACTGCTTCTCTTACTTCGCTGCTGAAGCGATCAAGGGTACATCTGGTTCTCTTGGTATCAGTTCTGCTGGTGAGACCAGACTCAGACTGACTGGTATTACAACAGTTGGCGTTGGTAACACCATTACCGTCTTTGATACTGACGGAACCACTGGTCTCGCAACTGCTATTGTTGCTGGTTACGACGGAACATATCTGGATGTAACTGGTAAGCAAACTGGTTTTGAAGTTCTTCGTGCAAGAACTGCTAAGGTAGTCACCTTCAACGATAATGCTCAGTTAGATACCACAGTTAAGAAGTTTGGTTCTGCTGCGCTGAAGCTTGATGGATCTAATGATTCTATCAGCGTTCCTTCTAGCGGTGATCTTGGTTTTGGAACTAATACAGACTTCACGATTGAATTCTGGGCATACGCAAATACAACTGGTCTGACCAGTGCAACTCTCTTCGACTTAAGAGACACTGGAACTGATGCTGAGGGTATCAGCGTTGCCTTCCGTGCAGCTGGTGAAGTTGACATGCGGGTTGGTACTACCACCGCTATCACTGGTTCTGGCGCAGGCATCGCTACAGGCGTCTGGAAGCACTATGCACTCGCTAGAGAGGGTACAAACACTAGACTGTTCGTTGACGGTACTCAGAGAGGTATTAAGACCTCTGATACAACTGACTACGGTGCATCTAAGGGTCTGGTCATTGGTGCTGACTTCGATGGCGCAAGTCAAAATGTCACTGGTTGGATTGACGACTTTAGAATCGAGAGAGGAGTTGCTAAGTACACTGCAAACTTCACTGCTCCGACTGCTGCACACACGGGTGACAAGGACACAGTTCTCTTACTTTCCTTCGATGGTGCAAGTGGCGTATCAACTACCACTGACGATGTAGTTCGTAATCAAGATATCCGCATTACCCAAGCAGGTGGCGGTATCGGAACTGCAACCAAGGTTATCCTTGCTGACTACAGTCAGTTCGGTGCGGACATGCGCTCCGTTGGTTGTGCTGTTGAGTATGGTCAGAAGGGTGTCATTGCTGATGGCGATGGCGTATCTCTGAGACTGTTTGCTCTCAACTTCAACCATGTTGGTGCTGGCGGAGACTTCTCCAACGATCCTAACCTGGCAATTCAGGCAAATGAAGTTACTGAACTGAATAACGGTGATGTATCCTTCGTCAGTATTGACCAGAAGGGTGACTTCAGAGTTGGTGATGCATTCTTCGTCGATCAAGAATCTGGCACTGTATCGTTCTCACAACAGGTAACCAGTCTGCAGGCGTTGTCCTCTCTGACCATTACTGATGGTACAGACAGCAGCACTGTTACACCTACCAGCGGTACATTCGGTAACATCCAGATCTCTGGTAACAACATCGAATCCACTTCTGGTGATATCAATATCGATCCTGCTGGTGCTGGTGATATCAACATCACTGGTGATGTCAATGTCCTGGGTATCCTGACTGCGACAACCATCCAACTCGATGCTTTCCAGAAGGGCGATACATCTATTGCTCTCGATGACTCTGGTTCTGACGGCACTATCCGCTTTAATACGGATAATGTTGAGGGTATGCGCCTCACCAACGGTCAGTTACTGGGTATTGCAACTGCTGCTCCTAGAGCAAGAGTTGATGTTCTTGGTTCTACCTTACTGGAAGATCTCAAGATCACTGGTGTCGGTTCATTCATGTCCAACCTCACCGTTGGTGCAGGTCTGACAGTAACTGGTGACTCTGAGTTTGAAGCAAATCTTGCGGTAGAGGATCTCAAGGCAGTAACTGGTGTTGTAACATCTCTGGTTGGTACATATTCAACCATCACCACGGTTGATATTGAGACCCTGGATGCCAAGGATGTCAACATCACTGGTCTGGCAGTAACAGATATCGTTGGTACTGCTGCTACCATCGTAACAATTGACACAGAGGCACTCGATGCCTTTGATGCCAAGATCACTGGTGTTGCAGTAACCAACGCGGTATTCACTGGCATTACAACTTATAAAGATAATGTCAAGGCAAACTTCGGTGATGATAACGATCTTCAGATCTATCATGATGGCAGCAACTCTTACATCGATGATGCTGGCACAGGCACCCTTGCAATCCGTTCTAATCAGGTAGAACTTCAGAAGTACACTGGCGAGACTCTCGCTAACTTTACTGCTGATGGTAAAGTAACTCTGTTCTACAACAACGGTAAGAGATTTGAGACCATCTCTGCTGGTTCTAGTGTATCTGGTCAACTGCAAACTGGCACATTAGATGTTGCTACTGATGCTGAGATTCATGCATCCCTGATTGTTGATCACGGAACGGTTCTTACTGGAATCGTTACCAGTTCTGCTGGTGTTGAAGCAATCAACATCAATGTCTCTGGTATCCTTACCACCAACAACTTCAGAGTTACTGGCGTAACAACCATTGCCAACATTACGATTGGTGCTGGTTCTTCCTCCACGAAAATAAATACCCTTAGCGGTGAACTTGTTCTCGACTCTGCTGCTGGTCAGGTAACTGTCCAAGACGATCTGAGCGTAATCGGTTACGGTACATTCCGTGATGGTATCTACTACAGATCTGATCAAAGCGGAATCAATGGTATTGGTTATAGCGGTCCTAACGGTGTTGCTTACTTTGAGGCAGATGGCAGATTAGTCAGCGGTCTCAGCACAGTTGGATTCCTGACTACTTCAAACTATGTTCTGACAACTGACGAAAACAACATTCCAATCTGGTCTGACAGCATCGACGGGGGTACATTCTGATGGCAAAGCCAACAACGAGACAGGAACTCAAGGATTATGCCCTCAGGCAACTTGGGTATCCTGTCTTGGAGATTAATGTAGCAGATGAGCAAGTAGATGATGCTTTGGATGACTCTTTGCAGTTATTCCAAGAACGCCATTTTGATGGTGTAGAAAGAGTTCTTCTGAAGTATAAGATTACCGAGAATGACATCAAAAGAGGCAGAGCAAGAGGCGGCGGTAACACTCTGGGTATCACTACTTCTAGTACAGGCTCTGGAGGATCTACTACCATTAGTGGGGATACATACTGGGATGATGTAATTGTCAGACATACCTTTGATTCTGACCTTACAGATTACTCTCCTGTAGGAAATACTCCAACTGGTTCAGGTGTCGATATCGTGGCATCTCCAGTAAAGTTTGGAAAATCTGCTAGGTTTGGTAGCGGCGAATATCTTTATTATGGTCATAATGCTGCATATGACTTCACTGGTGAGTGGACTTTTGAAACTTGGGTATATATCGACACTAGTCCTGCTGCTGGTGCCATATTTGGAAAAGGTTGGGCTGGTAGCTCAAGTGATACAATTGGACTTATGGTAGATAACCAAGGTGGAGTCATCAATTTCAGATGGTTCAATTCGGAAAGTTCTACTCATTCTTCTACATATGGTACTGTTTTAGGATCTTATTCTGCTGGATCAGTTATTCAGAATTGGGTCCATATTACAGCAACTAGAAGAGCATCTGATGGTAGTATTCACTTTTTCTTCAACGGAACTGAGAGCACTAGCACATCTTCTAACCAAATCATTGATAATGATATCCCAAATAATAGTAGCAGATATCTATACTTAAATTACAGAGCAAGAGCTGGTGAGAATAGATCCACTGATGCGATTTATGATGATGTAAGAATTACCGCAAAAGAAAGATACACTAGCAACTTCACTGCACCAACTTCTGCATTCCCTACAGACGGAACTCTGACTACCTCTGCGGGTGGAGAGGTTCAAAGTTTTGAGGAGAATACAAACTTCTTAAATTTACCCGATGCAATTATCGGTGTTGAGAAACTGTATCTGTTTGATGCAAGTTTCATTGCTAATAACATGTTCAGTTATAAGTATCAATTGTTCCTGAACGATGTTGCATTTAACCTGGGATATAGTGGTCTCATGAGTTATGCAATGACCAAGACATATCTTGAGGACATTGATTTCTTACTGACTGCTAATAAGCAGATTAGATATAACAAGAGAAACAATAGACTATATCTTGATGTTGACTGGGGATCAATCTCTGCGGGCACCTACATAATTATTGACTGCCAAAGAATCATGGACCCTGCTAACTATGCTGGTGTCTACAATGATTCTTTCCTCAAGAAGTATTTTACTTCACTTGTAAAGAGGCAGTGGGGTCAAAACCTTATCAAGTTCCAAGGAGTCAAACTCCCTGGTGGTGTTGAACTCAATGGCAGACAAATCTATGAGGATGCTGTAATGGAATTACAACGCATCGAAGACAAGATGCTTTCCACATACGAAATCCCACCCCTTGACCTTATTGGATAATGGCGTTAAATCCTTTCTTTCTCCAAGGATCTCCTAATGAGCAGAACCTCATTCAGGAGTTAATCGACGAACACCTAAAGATGTTCGGATTGGATGTATATTACATCCCTAGAAAGATGATCGTGACTGATGATGTACTAGGAGAAGTACAGTCATCCAAGTTCAATGATGCGTATATTTTAGAAGCATATCTGAATAACTTTGAGGGATATGCTAAGGGCAGTGATATCATGTCCAAGTTTGGTATCAACCTTCAGAATGAAATTACACTGACTGTATCTAGAGAAAGATATGAGGACTTCATTGCTCCTTTCGTAGTCACTCACAATGCTAGAACAGCAGGTACAGAAATTATCTTTGGTGAAAGACCTAAAGAGGGTGATTTAATTTACTTCCCTCTTGGTGAGAGGTTGTTTGAGATTAAGCATGTAGAGTTTGAGAATCCGTTCTATCAACTCGGTAAGAACTACATCTACGAACTTCAGTGCGAACTGTTCCGCTATGAGGATGAGTACACTGATACTGGTGTTGCTCTCATCGATGAGACTGTAATGGAGGAGGGTGAGACAACCACTGTTATTCTTGCTGGTATCGGTTCTACAGGACTTGCGGTTGTTGATTCTTTTGCTAGCCAAGGTGCATTACAACAAATCTTCCTAAACGACGATGGATATGGTTATACTTCCGCACCCTCTGTCTCTATCGAAGCATCTCCTGCTGGTGTTACTTCGTCCAGAGCGACTGCCTTTGCATTCACCACGGAACGATCAGGTCTCTTTTCTGTTGATCAAGTAGTATTACAGAACCCTGGTTTTGCTTATACAGAGTCTCCAGCATTTACCTTTGGTGGTCCTGGTGTCGGTGCTGCTGCCACAGCATCCATAACGAACAGTGGTATCACATCCATTCGTATCACTGATGCTGGTACTAATTATGTGTCTGCACCAATTATTACAATTCAACATCCATCTGCTGTTGCTATCGGCACGACAGGTGCTACAGTCGGTGTCAAGGCAGGTCAGGTACAAGCAACTGCTGTTGCTAGATTGAGTGGTGATAGTATCGATAGAATCTTCCTGACAAATGCTGGTTCTGGTTATGAAGCAGCACCAACTATCACAATTGGAGATCCATTATCTCTTGGTGTTGGCACATACTTCTTCAACGAAAGGGTAATTGGATCTCAATCTGGGGTCGAAGGATATGTAAGGTCCTTCAATGAAACTGACAGGAAGTTAGAGATCTCAATAAATAGTGGTATGTTCTTCCCAGGTGAATTTATTACAGGGACAGCATCTTCTGCTAGATACCAGATTCTTTCTCATACAGGAATTGATACTACGAGTACATTTACCTTTAATGATGAAATTGAAACTGAAGCGGATGGCATCCTTGATTTCACTGAGCGTAATCCCTTTGGTAACTTCTGATGTTAGGCACTTATTTTTATCACGAGATTCTCCGAAAGACAGTCATTGCTTTCGGAACACTCTTCAATGAAGTTCATATTCAGAAGGAAGATAAATCTGGAAAAACTATTAGTGATCTGAAGGTTCCTCTCGCCTATGGACCCAGATCTAAGTTTCTTGCTAAGTTACAACAGCAGCAAGAATTGAATAAGACAACGGCAATCACATTGCCAAGAATGTCTTTTGAGATGAATAGTATTACCTACGACTCTCAAAGAAAGACTTCGGTAACGAAAACATTCAAGGCGATTGATGATAATGATCGGGTAAAGAAAGTATTCTTGCCTGTTCCATACAATGTTGGGTTTGAACTCAACATCATGACAAAATTAAATGATGATGCTCTACAAATTGTTGAACAGATTCTCCCATTCTTTCAACCATCATTTAACATTACTGTCGATTTAATTGATTCGATTGGCGAAAAAAGAGACATGCCAGTCGTGTTGGAAAATATTTCTTTTAGTGATGAGTATGAAGGAGACTTCTCTACTAGAAGGGTTCTCACATATACTCTAAACTTTAGTGTAAAGACATATCTGTTTGGTCCTATCGCAGATAGCACTGACGGTCTTATCCGTAAGGTTCAGGTTGATTACTACTCGAATACTGATAAGCAGACTGCGAAGCGTGAGATGAGATATACTGCTGTTCCCGATCCGATCACAGCAGAACCTGATGACGACTTTGGATTCAGCGAGACCACTACCATGTTTGATGATGGTAAGGTCTATAGTCCGACTAGACAGGAGGATGTATGAGTCAAGATTTCAGTAAAATCGATGACGCATTGAACACTACCAGTGAAACGGTAGATGTAACTCCTGTTAAGAAAGAGAAAGAAAAACCTGATCGCTTAACAAAGGAAGATGTAGAGAAAGATTATGAGTATACTAGGGCAAACTTGTACTCTCTTATCGAGAAGGGGCAAGAAACGCTCAATGGTATTATGGAACTTGCTGAGGAGACACAATCTCCCAGAGCGTATGAAGTGGCAGGTCAGTTGCTGAAAAGTGTTGCTGATACAACAGACAAGTTCCTCAAGTTACAAAAAGATCTGAAGGACATTAAAGAGGAGCAAAAAGGTCCGACTAATGTCACAAATAACGCTATGTTCGTTGGTAGTACTGCTGAGTTGCAAAAGATGCTCAAAGAAATGAACAAAAACAAATGAAGGATCTCTACGAAGACGACTGGTATTGCAGCGTCAATATAGGCATTGACGAAGTTCGTGCCATGTACAGTCACCTTTTGTATGCCATTCAAACCTGGCCAGGTTCTCCTGCAAGACCACCAGAAGAACAAGAATGGTTACTGGCAATGAAAGAAAGATACTTTGCTATGTTGATGGAATATAACTTCTCCGAAAACGAGTCTGTCGATAAATAGTTTCGCCTTACTTCTAGGTTATGACTGAAGATACAAAGTCAAAAGTAGAAGAGAAGGATGAAGATGAAGACAAGAGTGAAGTTCTTGGTAATTTGGTGAAAGTTGTGGTCCTTATTTGGTCCGCCTCCCTTCTTACATTCTCTTATGTGCGTTTGCCTAATGGGCAAAAGATTTTAGATTTCGATCCCACATTTATAGCCTCGGTCTTTTCTGGATCGTTAGCTGCGTTCGGACTCTCTCCTGCTAAAAATGGTGCTGCTCCTAAGAAAGCACCACCTATCGGTAAGAAAGAAGAAGAAGCAAGAAATCTAACTAAATAATAGACAGGTAGTTGCTTATACTAAGCATGTCTTTTTCATATTCTGATATCTCTGAGTTGTTATCTGAAGCAAAGAAAAAGAAACCATTGACCAC